CTGCAACTGCTGCCAAGTTCTTCCAATCATCCGGTGTTAATTTCCTGCCCAGCTCACGCTCGTACTCCTTGACGATTGAACCAAGCCGCAACAGCCGGTCACATACTTCGCCTACGCCGTACTTGGCGTTGAGTTCTTCCAATGCTTTCATGCTTTCTTCTCCAAGTAGTACTGCATCGCAGTGCGGTATGCGTCAAACATGGGCAACAAAAAGCCGCCGTTGTAGTAGTAATAAACCTTCGCTTCCCCTTCGGGTAGGTTGACAACTTTCCCATCAACAAAGTGCGCTCTGTAAACGGGCTCGTGCCGGTTCTCGGTGATGGTGTGCCCCTCTGCTTTTGCTACAAGCAGCTTCAGTTCAATGCTCCCGATGGGTTGACCATTGACATAGGTTGACTGGTTTAGCTGGTGGTAATCCGGACTCATAACCAACTCCATAAAACCGCAATGGTTGCAAGGACTATAAAAAATCCGATGAAGATGGCAAACGCTATAAAGAACAGGGACACCATTAAGTCTTCATCCTCGTCGGTCATGCTTTGCTCCTTGCTCTGATTGCATCTGCACATGTGTATTTGAGCTCTCTTTCATGCCCTATGCCGTTGTATTCCTGTTTGGCGTCTTCACAAACTTGAGCGCACTCTTCACGCTCATGTGCGGCTACCAACTCGGCAAAGCGTTGAAGCTGGTCAACATTGCACCAAATACCATCACAACAGATATTAATACCAGCATCCCGCGCTATGCGAACTATGTCAGCATCTTTGATGTTCATTTCGCGTCCTTCCATGTCCAGCCCAGCAGCTTGGTTGTGAACCAGCGTTGCAACCATGATGGCTTGTGATAGATAGTAAAACTAATGTTTGATGGGCCTTCTGCGTACAGCAGCCAATAGCCCACGGGCTTGGGTGGCTCATGTAGTTTGTAGGTGTTCATTTCGCCTCCCTCCCCTGAAACATCTCCGCGCTCCACGCATCAAGGATGCGGGCCTTGGCTTCTTCGCGTTCTTCAGGTGGGTAGATGTCGGCAACAACATCATCCAGTGTTTTCAATATTGACTCTGTCATCTGCTTTGGTGTAAGTATCATTTCGCCCTCGCTTTCAGCATTGCGTCTGCCACCTTGTGAACCCATGTGCTGTAAAAATCAAGGTCGTTTGTAACCCAATCAATTCGCACTATTAATCCCTGCATAGCCATCCCCGCGTACCAATCATGCAGGGTCATGTCGCGGGCAAAGCCGCCGGTCTTCTGCATCCATGTGGGGTCGATGGTCGTGGTGTCTTCTTTCATGCTTTTTCCTCTTCAAGTGGTACATCGCGCCATTCGCCTGCGGAAGTGGCAACCCACTTTTCGCCATTCGTGCTTGTCATTCCTGTGGCATGGGCCTCCCACCATTGCTGAAGAATGCGAAAGGTTTGGGGGTTGGCTGCATCTTCTGTAAAGTCTTTGCGCTCAACAAAGCGCAGTTTAGTTGTTGGTGTCATGCTTGCTCCTTCATTTCGTTAAGTCGTCGCACCAATCGTTCGATTCGTTCGTCGTTGTAAATAACCATGCTGCTGGCGTAGTCCAGCGCAGACTCGGCTTCCAACTTGGCCCGCTGCGCTTGCACCAGTTCTCGCGCTGCCATCTCCAACGGGGTCGGCGTAGCAAGTAGGCGTTTAATCATGGCAATCATTTGCACTCCTTGGTAAAGGCCGACACTATCGTGCCGCACTTGGGTTGGTGGATGGTGTAGCCCATGTAGAACCCCACCACGATGATGGTGGAGCACAGCCCCACCAGTGCAAAGAAGTCGGTGATGTATTTCATAGTTGCTCCAGCAGGGGGTTGATTTCGTCCAGCAGGCTTTGAACTTGGTCAATGGTGGCCGCGCTGCTCACCCCATACTTGTTGTGGTTGCGTAGGGTCTCGCGGATGTCACTTAGCGTTGCCCAATACCGATGGCCCCATGAGGCCATCTGAAACTCCATAGCCTCCTCGGGTATCTTGAATATCAGTTCGGCATGCATGGCGTCTCTCCTTTCAGTGTTTCATGCAGTAGTTGGGTGTTGATGTACAGCTTGCCTAGGTACTCCTGTACGCGTTCAGGCACGTGGGTGCGCTCTCCTTTCTCGGTGTACTCCAGTGCAAAGGTCAAGTCCTGTATGTCGTTGTGGATTTGCGCAGCAAGGCGCAGTGGTACGCCGGTCATATTGCTTGCCCTCCGAAGATGCCGTGCAGCTTCCAATACACCTGTCGCGCAGTCTTGAGGGGCACGGTGTCGAGCCACTCGTCCACGTTCATTGACACCCGTTGAGGCTTGGGTGCGGGCGCTGGTGTGGGGGTAGCCTGCGGTTGGGGCGCGGCCTGTTCTTCCGGTGACCACAACGGTTTACCTACAAACCCGGCAGGGCTTCTGACGTCTTTTAGCTCCACTGCCTTTGGCTTCTGCACCCGCGTCTTGCGTCTGCCCTTGGGGGCTTTCTCCAGCGCGTGGGTTAGCGATGTGTAGTTCTTGCGCTTGGTTGATAGCGTACCGAAAGGCCCTTCATCAATCATCTTGGCCCTGACCAACTGATACAGGATGGACGATGTAGACACGGGTTTGTGCCCCATTGCTTGCAGCCGTTCAATCGCAACTGCGCGTGAGATACCGGGGTTGTCCCGAACCATAGCGAAGGTATCGCGGGTCAGGTTGGTTTTGGTTGCAGGGGCTGCGGCTTTTATGACCGTTCCCTCCGAAGTCACGGGGTTTACTGCTTGGGCTGCGCGGATTGCACCTAGCTTGTTGGCGTCTTCGGCTTGCTGTTCCCACTCGCTGAGTGCGGTAGTCATTGCGGTTCGTAAGTCTGTCATTTGTTTCTCCAGTTTTTATTAACACGATTAAATGATACACGGGAATCTCCCTATTTGTCTACTCATAGACAAATTATTTTTATGGGTACGAAGGTTTCAATAGTCGGCATCCCTCCTTGCTTGTATCTTTTCTTCCAGCGCCTCGCGGTCGAGCTTCTCTATGAGTTCATCCCTGAGGAACTGCCGCGTCTTCTCGTCGCGGTGCTGGTCGAACACAATGCGCCCCTTGTAGTGGTGCGGCATCACATAGTCCATGCCTAGGCTGCTCATATCGTCTATTAGCTCATTCATGTCGTCCCCCTCGCAAAGCAGGGTTCCATACGCAATCCTGCGTACATACGCTGTGTCATCAGTGAACTCGATGTCACCTACCAATACAAACGTCATCATGCTGTCTCTCCTTGGGTAAAGTTCTTTGCGGTATTCCATATGAGATATGCGTCTATCACAGTCACCGCCTCGGGGTACAGTTTGTATATCTCCTCTTCGGTACGCCCCATGCACAGCATGAACACGATGTGCTCCACCTGTTCTCTAAACACATACGCGCAGATGTTTTGGTACGCCTCAACAAACGCGTTGATTTCTTTCACGGTATTCATTTACTTTCTCCTTGCAGTTCCTTTGGTACATCAATATCAGCGCCCAGCTTGGACGCAACATAGCAGCGCATGGCTGCAATCAGGGGTGTGGGTTGGTTCTCCATGCATGCGTGAAGCCCGCCGTTTGGTAGCGGGCAATGTGCTGACCACGCTCCACGGTATTGGTAGACGCCGATTCCCTCACGCTCAATAATCGGCCCGCCTTGTGCCCAGTGGATTGAGTACCACAGCGCCGCATCGTCGTGGTCGTAAAGGTCACGGTACTTGAGGAATTCGGAAGCGTCCCACACCGTTCCCTCACACTTCGCTACCGCCCAATCAAGGGCTGCGCCTGATAACGCACTTGTCTTCATTTGCTTTCTCCTTAAAAAGGGGGTAGACCATCTACCCCCAAACCTGATTACTGGGTAACCTGAGCGTCAACCCAGTCGATGTAGTAGCACATCACCTCAGCAGCTATCTGCGGTGCGCTGTAGCTTGACTTGCAGTAGTTGATGAGGGCGTCAGTGTCCTCGTCCAGCACCATCTCAAACACAGCCTTCTCTACGCCACGCAAGTCCTCCGCGTGGGAGTACTGGGTAGCCACCGGACGCAGCGCGGCAAAGGTCATCTCGACAATCTGCTCGGTAGAGTGGGCAAGCAACTCGGTCACCTCGTCCACGTCCGCAGACATCAGCAGCTCCAGCATATAGTTCACATCAATAAGCTCACCCGCTTCCTCGACTGGCTCGTAGTCGCGCTCGTTGTACCCAATGCTGTGTGCGCTGGGGTTGGCCTTGGCAGGGCTGGTGAACGGGTATGTGCGGCCGTTGTACTTGCTGCCGTAGTAATGCCCATCGTCCTCGTCGTCCCACGCTGTCGCGTTGTAGCCGCTGTACTTGGCGTAGCTGGCATACCGGCTCTTGTAGCTGGGGATGAGCATGGATGGTGTCCATGCGTAGGTATTGCTGAACCACATACCATCGTGCTCGATGCCTTGTCTGAAGTTGACATGGGACATACGCCCCTCGCCGTTCATGAACACGAAGCGGTTGTTGCCGATGTAGTCAGCAAGCAGCGTGAGGAACTGCTCCTCGTAGATAAGCTCGGGATGCTTCTCTACGGGGCCGGACAGGTAGTCCTTGATGAAGTGCCATGTGTCGGACTTGGACGTGTCTGCGGCGTTACCCATAGACAGGATGCCGTTATGCATCATGGCAATCCAACCCGGCACAACATCGTAAGGGTGGCAGTTGATGAGGTCGGTGTCGCCATGCGTGGTCATGCGGAAGTGGATAGCCACATCGCGGTCATCGTTGGGCAAGCGCTGAATGAAAGAGCGTGCATCCTTCTCTGACTTGGGCAAGAACTTGCTGACCTTGAGGCCGTCCTTCGTGCCATACATGAACCCAATACCATCGGCGTTGCCGGTGTAGATATTGGCAAGCATACCCGCCGTGTCGAGCAGGGTGGAACGGATTTTGTTGGAAGCACCGGTAATGATTAAGCACATAGTAATTCTCCTTGGATAGATTGATTAAGCGGAAACAGTTTCATCGGACGACACGACGACTGTCGTGTTGGGATTGGCTTTCTTGATGGGCGCAACGCCATACCACGCAGCGAGGTGCGGATACAGGACGTTGTATTTCTTGAGCCATGTAACGAACGCCCCACCAGTCAGCTCACGATAGGACGCGGCACGAACAAACATCACAGCAGCATGGGTGAACTCCAACTGTGCAAGCAGACGCTCTTTCTTGAGCGAGGCGCGGAAGATACGCAACTCCACAGTGTTGTACTTGCCGGAGAACTTCCAGTCAGGCAGACCCAACCGCACCGCCCCTGCACTGGTCAGGTTGGCAAGGTTCACCATGTAGTAGCGCTCGTTGCTCTTGCCCTGCACCGCGGTCTTGGGGTTGGCCAACTGCTCTTGCCCGTCCATCGCACAGTAGCGTTGCGCTTGCATATCAATAGCCGGATGACGGCCAGCTATCTTGCGGATGAAGTCCTTGTTGTCCTCGGCGTTGATGAAGATGAGGAACTTACCCAGCGTCAACTGGCTGAACGCATTGGCGTCAATGTGTACATGCATCCCGCACCGATTGTTGTTCCACGCACGATACGAGGTGTTGATGTTCCACTTCTTGAAGCGCTCGATGTGCTCGGCAAGACCACGCGGCGCAGTGACAATCTCCAGCCCGTCATCGGGCAGGGAACCATCGGACTTGCATATGCAGTAGTCGTCACCGAACTGCGCTAGCACATCACGCACAGCGTTATCAACAGTGCTACGCGAACCCGAACACATCTCCAACTCAACACCCATCAGGAAGTTACCGAACGGGCTGGACTTGATGCTGTCATCCTTGGTTATGTGGCGCAGCACATTGGTGGAGTAGCCCATCAACTGCGTAGGCTCGTCGTCGTCCTCGTCGTCGTCGTCCTCGTCGTTCTCCTCCTCGTAGGTGTAGTAGCAGCCGTTGCTGTGCTCGTACGCATTGCCGCGCCGCATATACTCATCGCGGTTCTCAACATACACAGCTTCATCCTCGAAGCATGACTGGCACCACTGCTCACCCTCGACAGTGTTCGTGTCGTTATGCCACGCAAGATGCCCGCAGTCAGGGAGGCAGATGGTGTCGTCCATCCACCCCATTTCGTTGACGGCATCCATCGCACGCGTAATCAGGAAGCCGCTGCCAAACACATCGTGCAGAGACTGCAAGCAGTCGAACACATCGCCCTGCTCACGCGCAGCGATAGCAGCAGTCAACTCCTGTCGGTATTTCTTGATGCGAATGAATGTGTGTGGCGACACACTACGCCCGTCGATACGACAGGTGTTATTCGGAAGTGCTGGCGCGAGGCCCAACACCTTTGCGTACCGATGCGAGAACGCATCCTCCCAACGCCGGTCTAGCATGATTTGGCTATCGGGGGTACTGTGCAGCCTTGCCATGACACTCGGGTACTCGTTAGATAGGTGTATGAATTCCCGCTCACTCATATCTACGAGCGCGTGGGTCACCGGCCCAACGTGCCTAGTGCCAGAGCCGCCGATTTGCAAGCTCTCCCAAATGTCTGTGCTGTAGACGGCGTATGTGGTACGGCAACGGTAATTAGCCTTGTCGTAGATGATGGTGCGAGAGTTCGTCAGACACTGTGCCGCGATGAAGCGGTCGTTCTCAGTGGCATCACGGGAAACGATACGCGTGAACTTATATGCTTGTTGCATTTTGATTTCTCCTAGGTTGGTTTGTGACTGAACCGCAGTCACCACGGATTTGTGTTGCACAGTGCAACACTTATTTCTTAAAGCTGCTGCTCGATGACATCCGCGATTTGGTGGAAGTTGTAGCTCCATGAGTCATTCAATTCGGTGAGCGATAAGCTGTGGTCAACAATCGTTTTCTCGCCCTCGTCGTAGCTTTTACTCACCGCTACAAACGCGCCGACGTCGTGGGGAATCGCCGCCCATAACCGCACTTCCACAGGTAGCGTGCCGTCGTGGCCATGTATGGTGCAGTCGCCATAGTCATTTGGCACAAACCACTCCACGCCTGTTTCTTTTGAGTAGATGTCGCAGAGGACGCCGAGGCAACAGTACCCGTTGCCGTTACGCAGCACGCCCTCGGTCTGCTCATACTCGCCGCTACGCAGTGCGGCTACCCATTTGGTTTTGATGTCTGCTTTCATTTCAATAACTCCTTCTCGTACATACGCTCCAACATGGAGCTGTGAATAATCGAATAGCCCAAGTCCTTGCCCTTGGTGCTCATCCACTCCATCTCCTGCTCGGGGCTCAGCTCAAACTCCCCTCCTGCATAGCAGCAAAAGTGAACGGCAATGGTGAAGTCAATAGCCGAGTCGAACCATGTGCCATCGGGTGCAACGCACCCATAGAAACACTTGTCGCCGTGAAAGCGGTTGAACTCTTTCCATGTCTTCATGCTGCCTACTGGGGCGATAAGCAGTTCTTGTATGCGTTCTACTTCTTCATCGGCTTTGCGATAGTCAATATCGGCTTTGAGCCGTCCGGCCTCGGCTTCAAGCCATTTGGTCTCGGCTTTGTCGTAGTTGGCAATAGCTTGCGCCAGTTGTTCCTGTAGTGTCATGCTTCTTCTCCTTCGTGGTTAAGTACTTCGGTTATCAAAAAGCCGAACATGAGTCCGGCTGCGAACAAGAGGGCGTCATGCCCCCATCCTTCAACGCTCATGCCGAGCGCGACTGATGCACAAGCCAACGTGGTGTTGGCCAACTGATATGCGCGGATTTCTTTCATTTGCTTTCTCCTAGTGGTGGTTGATTTGGTGTTGCACTGTGCAACGCTTTCAGTTTCTCCCTAACTTTCTTTGTTATGCCTGCGTACTTTTCTTTTTGCGCGAGGTAGTATGCGGATGCCCTGCGGCGCGCCCTTTCCTTGCGTAACTCGTCCTGCTCTGTGCGTAGGGCGATGATGGCCATGCGTAGTTCCTCCTTTCTGTGTGGGTCTGTGGTGCGTAGTGCCTCGTCGTCGAGCGCCTTCATGCGGTCGCGCAGTTCTTCGATGGGCGTGGGCGGGCGGATGGGTGCTTTAGACACCCGTCGAGGGCGTTTGGGCGGTAGCTTTGGTGCGGGTTCTCTCTCGAACGGGGTACGCGCTTGCCCACCTTTTCGGTTGGCAGCTATGTTTTGGTACGCTGACACAAAGTGGTCGCGTATGTGCGTGGGTATCCAGTCAGACCAATGCGCCCCGTGGTTGGCTACACCCTTCTCAAGCGCCATCTGCTTGGGCGTGTGGTTTTCGTACAGCGTCTGCCATGCCACGAGCTTGCCCTCCAGTTTTATGAGCAGGGCAAGGTATGCAGCGTTTGTGTCGCGCTGATAGGGGTCAGCGTCCGGCTTGCGGGCGTAGTAGTCGACGCTTGTCTGCACCTTGGCACGCTCACGGCGTAGCGGGTACACCAACTCACGCCACAAGTTTCTACACACTGTGTCCTTTATCTTCACCTTCCGCATGGTGTTTTTGACGATGGCAGCGTGTTCTTCGACGCGGCGTTGGAAGGGCGTTCGGGTTAATAGCTTGGGCATTCAAGGTCTCCGTTAGCGTTGCACAGTGCAACACTTTCACGGCTATTATACATTCTGCATACCTTTTTCTGTAGACATGGTAGGGGTATCCGGTTTATCTATAGCGCGTGTCGTGGTGCTGGACACGCTAAGTCCTTGATGTGTATAGGTAATTGGCGCGGTACTCCAAAAAGTCCGTTGTTTTAAACGAACTAATACGCCAAAGGAAGCAAGGGCAAGCCAAGCAGTTGGAACCTGTGGGTATATGGGGAGATACATACTTACTTATCTTAATAATTATATTTATATATATAGACTGGAGTACTGCGCCGATACTCATTACAAATCAATGGGTTAGCGTGTCCGAAAGTGTGTCCACGCTATATACACGCCGGATAGGTTGAAATTCTACTAACTTGTGTAGTATTTCTAGAGACACTCGGTCAGTGTGTAGACACTTTGGCCTTTGGCTTGTGCCACACAGTCACTGTGTAGCGGTCTGCCCCGCATTGGTAGAAGTACAGGGCTTGGTTCACTTCCTTTTTGGTGCGCTCGTCACGCCATGTCCCCACGGGGTACACAGTCAGGGTAGCTCGGGTGAAGGGGTTGATAGATTGGATGCGGTTAGCGATGTGGTTCATAGGATTCTCCATAAGAAAAAGTGTTGCACAGTGCAACAGATATGGGCAGGATTGCCCCGCAAGCGCAGCACGCTACGCTTGCAGAAAGCCCTACTCTGTGGCCCACCACGCTTGGTCTGCGCGGGCTTCTGCCCGTGTGGTGTAGAGGTCACGCATTGTTTGCCACCGCCCGAAAGCGTAGCGTTCAACACGCCAAAACAAGCCCTTGCGGATTACGCGGACTGAGTGTGCATAGGTCATTTGGAATCTCCGGTTGACAATAAAAGAAACACCACGCAAGCCCCGCCCTCGGAGTCTTGCGTGGAAAAGCGTTGCACAGTGCAACAGATTTACTTCAGAGCAGCCAACAGCTTGGCCTTGCTACCGAAAGCGGCGATTGCCAAGTCGAGGGCGGTGCGTTGCGTCTTGGTCAGCGGTGCGGGCTTGTGGTCTTCTTTCGGTGCAGCAGCGGCTGCGGCCTTGCGGCGCGTAGTGCCTTGGATGTTCAGCATCACGTCTCGCAACGCGCTACGCGCATCGGAGCATTTAGCCTTGTCACCCTTGAACACCACCTGAGAGCCGCGTGTGGCCACGGACACACCCTTCACCCGAGTGCATACCCATTCCATTACATCGGGGCGAGCTTCCTCCAGCGTCTTGTAGCCCGCACTGCGTACGGATGTGATGAGGGCGACTTTGTCGTCCACAAACTTGTTGAGGGCTGCGAACAGGGCGGTCTTGTTGAACTTCGTCATAGGTTTCTCCAGTAAGAAAGTGTTGCACAGTGCAACGGTATCAGTCGGAGCCATTCCCCAACCGATGCCTCTATTTTACCACAAGGGGTGTAAATAATGCAGGGTAGTAGACACTATGGCGACCCCACCACGGGGGTATCACCCCTTATGCAGCAGACGATGGCACTTTGCCCCAAACACTGTTCCGTAGCCGCACAGCATACTTTGTAAAACCTTAGACAACCACTCAATCCAGCAACCCACTCCCTTGCTTAAAAAATAAGCAGGCCCTAAAAATTTCAAAAAAAATCCCCGGTTTTTGAGGCCGGGGAGTTAAGGATAGTGTTACCTACCAAGGAGAAGCAAATGTGCAAGAAGAACACACCTACCGGGAAGTAGTATACACTGTGTCCAACGAGGTCACAATACCTACGCATGTTTGAACACCTGATTGATTTTGAGCCGGATATTTTTGATAACCGCCCACGTCCCGTGGCAGCGGCGAAACATGCTGACCCCACGTCTTTACTCAACGCCAAAATCAACACATCCAACTGGCTGACCAAGATGGGGGCGGTAGACAGCAAAGAGCTGGCAACTACCCTTGACACCAAAGCTGCGCAAGAGGCGTTTGCAAACCTAGTCTCTGCATCACCGGAAGAAATTACCCACACTGCGCTGGCACAAGTTAAGACTCCTGCGGCGGTGCAACATCTGGTGGGCATGCTGACCGCATACGACTGGGAATTTGTCAACCAAGCCAAGGAGCTGCGCGGATACACCGTGGCCAAACTGGTAGAAGAAACCCAAAACCCCAACGCAAGCATCCGTCTAAAAGCGCTTGGCCTACTCGGCAAGGTGACCGAGATAGGTTTGTTCACTGACAAGATTGAAGTGCAGAAAGAAGCGCTCACCGACACCGAGTTGGAACAACGAATCAAAGAAAAACTCAATCGGTTTATGGGCGTGGTCGATATTCAAGAAGCAGTTCTGACCAATGACGCCTGAAGTTTTCACGTCGCTGAACAAACAAGAGCTGGAAGCGCTGATGAAAGCGTTGCCAACCATGACACTCCAAGAAAAAATGGAGTTGTTTGCGGATTTGGAAGTCCGTGAGAAGCGGGTATCGCTTGCTGCGGCGCAACACAACATGCTGGGCTTTGCTACCGCGGTCTATCCGGGCTTCAAGATTGGCGCACACCACAGGAAAATAGCCAAAATCTTCACGGACGTGATTGAGGGGCGCAAAAAACGCGTCATCATCAATATTGCACCCCGTATGGGCAAGTCCGAGTTCAGCTCATACCTGTTTCCAGCCTACTTTTTAGGCAAATACCCCGACAAAAAAATCATCATGGCCACTCACACGGCAGGTTTGTCGGAGGATTACGGTCGCCGTGTGCGAAATTTGCTTGACAACGATGACTACAAAGAGATTTTTCCCGAAACACGCGTTGCAGATGACCAAAAAGCTGCTGGAAAGTGGTCTACTGGGGCCGGTGGGCAGTACTACGCTGCTGGCGTGGGTGGTGCGTTGGCCGGACGCGGCGCTGACTTATTCGTTATTGACGACCCTCACTCAGAACAGGACGTAAAGGTCAATTCCCGGCTGGCATTTGATACCGCATGGTCGTGGATGCAGACCGGGCCGTTGCAACGGCTCATGCCCGGAGGGGCAATCATCATTGTGATGACACGCTGGTCGTTACTAGACCTGACCGGACGCCTGCTGACGTACCAAACCAAGAACCCGGACTCTATTCCGTGGGAAATCGTTGAGCTCCCAGCCATCCTGAACGAAGACACGCCGCAAGAGAAGTCCCTTTGGCCGGAGCAGTGGACGCTGGAGTCCTTGAAGACGACCAAGGCCAGTATTGACCCCCGGTATTGGAACGCCCAGTACATGCAGCAGCCAACCAGCGACACAGCCGCCATCGTGAGCCGTAAAAGCTGGCGGATTTGGACAGGCGATGACCCACCCAAGTGTGAGTACATTTTGCAGAGCTGGGATACGGCGTTTGAGACCAAGAACAACTCCGACTACAGCGCCTGCACTACATGGGGCGTTTGGTACAACGAGGAAGAGGGCAACGCGCCGCAGATTATTTTGCTGGACGCCTTCAAAGACCGGATGGCATTTCCTGAACTAAAACAAGTAGCACTCAAGCACTACAAGGAGTGGGAGCCCGACGCGCTCATCGTGGAGAAAAAAGCCGCAGGAGCCCCGCTAATCCAAGAGTTGCGTCAGATGGGCATACCGGTGCAAGAGTTCAGCCCCAGCCGGGGCAACGATAAGATGGTGCGGTTAAATGCCGTATCCGATTTGTTTGTGTCTGGCGTTGTGTGGGCTCCAGATACTCGCTGGGCGCGGGAAGTAATTGAAGAGGTGGCATCATTTCCAAACGGAGATAATGATGACTATGTGGACACCACATCGCAGGCCCTCCTGCGCTATCGACAAGGCGGCTTTGTCTCACTCGACTCCGACGAGAAGGATGAACCCAAGATTTTTAGACGTCGGGCAACCGCATACTACTGAAAGAAATACATATGGCCACCAACGTAGACAAAGGGTTATATCAAGCACCGCTCGGGCTGGACGAACTCGCCGGGGATGAGGAGCCGATTGAGATTGAGATTGTTGACCCGGAAGAAGTCAACATCCACGCCGGAGACCTAGACATCTCCATCCAGCCCGGTGATGGGGAAGACGACTTTGGCGCAAACTTGGCCGACCTGATGGACGAGGGGGACTTGCAGGAGTTGGCAAGCGACCTGTCTGGAGACATTGACAACGACAAAGCCAGCCGCAAGGACTGGGAGAAAGCCTACACCGAGGGCATCAAGCTGTTGGGCTTGCAGTACGAAGACCGCACGGAGCCGTGGCAAGGAGCCAGCGGCGTGTTCCACCCCATGATTACAGAAGCCGTGGTGCGCTTCCAGTCGGAGACTATCACGGAGATGTTCCCGGCTGCGGGGCCTGTGCGCACCAAGATTATCGGGAAAGAAACGCCGGAGAAGATTGAGGCCGCGACCCGTGTCGAGGCGGATATGAACTATGAGTTGACGGAAGTCATGCGCGAGTTCCGGCCCGAGCAAGAACGCATGCTGTGGAGCTTGCCTGCTACGGGTTCCGCGTTCAAGAAGGTCTACTACGACCCGAGCCTTGGGCGACAGGTCTCCATGTTCATACCGGCGGAAGACATCATCCTGCCGTATGGGACGACCGACTTGGATACGTGCTACCGCATCACGCACGTCATGCGCAAGACCAAGAACGAGATTATCAAGCTTCAGAAAGCTGGGTTCTACCGCGATATCGAGCTGCCCGAGACGGACAAAGACCTGAGTGACATCAAGCAGGCCAAGGACAAAGAGACTGGCTTCAGTGATTTGAACGACGACCGCTACACAATTTATGAAGCCCATGTTGACTTGGACATCGTGGGTTTTGAAGACGAGGATGATAAAGGCGCAACGGGGATTGCGTTGCCGTACGTGTTGACGATGCTGAAAGACAGCAACGACGTGCTGGCCATCCGCCGCAACTGGTTGGAAGACGATGAACTAAAACTCAAGCGCCAACACTTTGTGCACTACCAGTACATCCCCGGCTTTGGCGCCTACGGGTTTGGTCTATTTCACCTTATCGGCGGGTTTGCCAAAAGTGCGACCAGCATCATGCGCCAGTTGGTGGATGCTGGCACGCTGTCCAACTTGCCCGGTGGACTCAAGGCCCGTGGGCTGCGCATCAAGGGCGACGACACCCCCATTCAGCCGGGTGAGTTCCGCGATGTAGACATCGGTTCCGGTGCGCTGCGCGACAACATCCTGCCGCTGCCGTACAAAGAGCCGAGCCAAGTTCTATACACTTTGTTGAATAACATCGTAGAAGAAGGTAGAAGGTTCGCGTCCACGGCGGACATGCAGATTAGCGACATGTCCGGTCAAGCACCGGTGGGCACAACGCTGGCCCTGTTGGAGCGCCAGCTCAAGGTCATGTCGGCGGTGCAAGCGCGACTGCACTACACGTTCAAGCAAGAGCTGCGGCTGCTGGCGGCAATCATCCGCGACTACACGGAGCCAGCGTACGACTACCAGCCCGACGTGGGCGGGGCAACGGCCAAGCAGGAAGACTACGACCATGTGGACGTGATTCCGGTCAGCGACCCCAACGCAGCCACCATGAGCCAGCGGGTCGTCCAGTATCAGGCGGTCATGCAGATGGCGCAGGCCGCGCCGGACATCTACAACATGCCCCAGTTGCATCGCAACATGCTGGAGATTTTGGGCATCAAGAACGCAGACAAGCTCGTGCCCTTGCCAGAAGACCAGAAGCCGCGTGACCCGGTAACTGAGAACATGTCCATCCTTAAAGGCGACCCGGTTAAGGCATTCCTCAACCAAGACCACCAGTCGCATATTGCTGTGCATATGTCGATGATGCAAGACCCGATGATTGCGGCCAGCATTGGGCAGAATCCCAAGGCCCCGGTCATTTCAGCAGCGCTCATGGCGCACGTTGCCGAGCACGCAGGCTACCAATACCGCAAGCAAATTGAAGCGCAATTGGGCTTGGCCCTACCGCCCGAGGATGAAGAGCTGCCACCACAGATTGAGCAAGCACTATCGGGAATGATGGCGCAGGCCGCGCAGCAGGCGTTGCAGATGAACCAGCAGCAAGCCCAGCAACAACAGGCCCAGCAGCAAGCCCAAGACCCGCTGGTGATGATGCAGCAGCAGGAGTTGCAGCTCAAGCAAGGAAGTTTGCAGTTGGAGGCTCAAAAAATTCAGCAGGACTTCCAGATTGCCCAAGCCAAGCTGGAGCTGGATAAACAGAAGATGGTGTTGGACTCATCCGCCAAGGCAGATGCCAACAATATGCGCAAAGAAGAATCCTCTGCCCGCATGCAATTAGAAGGCGTCAAAGTTGGCGCGTCCATAAAAGAAAAGCAAGCCCAGCAAGCTGTTCAGATGCAACAAACCACAACACCGGAGATTGAAAAATGATTCAAGATTTCGCACGCGTATTGCGCGAACAAATACGCACGGATATGAACAACTACGCGGACGACATGGCTGGTGGGGCCTGCCGTTCTTTTGAAGAGTACCAAAAACTTTGCGGGGTGATTCAGGGCCTAGCCACCGCAGAGTCCTACCTATTGGCCCTGCTGAAGAAAGTTGAAAACGATGAGTGATATTCTTTTGCCTCCGGGGGTCGAAATGCCCCTACCCATCCAAACGTCAGACAAACCCGACGCGACAATGACGGATGCGGAAAAAGCTAAACAGCTACCAGACCCATCTGGATACAAGCTGCTATGCGTGTTGCCAGCAATTGAAGAAACGATTGAAGGCACAAACTTTCTCAAGTCGAAAGACATGATGAAGCGCGAAGAAGTAACCACGGCAGTTTTGTTTGTGGTCAAGGTTGGCCCCGACGCATACTCCGACAAAGAAAAGTTCCCCAGCGGCCCTTGGTGCAAGGAAGGTGACTTCATCATGGTTCGCACTTATGCAGGTACACGATTCAAGATGTATGGGCAGGAAATGCGGTTAATCAACGACGACCAAGTTGAAGGTGTTGTACAAGACCCGAGAGGAATCACACATGTCTGAATTCAAATTTCCCGACGAGATTGAAGACGAAAAGGATGTCACCATTGACATTGAAACCGATGACAACGACATTGAAGTTGAAATCGTAGATGACACCCCAGAGCAAGACCGCGGTCGTCAGAAACTGGAAGAGCCAGTCGAAGACCCAACGGACGAAGAGCTAGAGAGTTACAGTTCCAAAGTACAAGAACGTATCAAGAAACTGACGCATGCACGGCACGACGAGCGCCGCGCAAAAGAGACCACCTTGCGAGAAAATCAAGAGTTGGAACGACTAGCGCAATCACTATTGGCGGAAAATAAACAGCTCAAGGGGTATGTTGAGCAGGGCACGAAACAGATTGCCGCTTCAGGTCTGTCCGCTGCGGAAGCGGAGATGGAGAAAGCCCGTCGTCAGTACAAGGAAGCACAGGAAGCCTTTGACACAGACGCCATCATTGCCGCGCAAGAGGCCATGACTGACGCTAAGTTCAACTTAGAACGTGCCAAGAATTTTCGCCCCGCCCCTTTACAAACGTACAGCGATAGTGTACAAACGCAACAACCTGTGGCCCGACAGGAAAAACCGGACCAAAAATCACTGCGCTGGCAGGCAAAAAACCAGTGGTTCGGTTCTGAAGGGTTTGAGGAAATAACCAGCTATTCATTAGGGCTGCACCAAAAGCTAGTGAATTCGGGCATTGACCCGCAAAGTGATGAGTATTACGCGCAGATTGACAATAGTGTCAGAAGCAAGTTTCCCGAGGTGTTCGGGAGTAGCCGGAGTGAAAAGAACCAGAGTGAAAAAAGTCAGCGGCCTGCATCCGTGGTAGCCCCGGCGACTCGTTCGTCTGGGCCAAAGAAAATTCAAATCTCACAGCGAGCGCTTGCGTTGGCTAAGAAGTTTGGATTAACCCCGCAGCAGTACGCTGCTCAAGTAGCATTATTGGAGTCTTAATATTATGGCAACTCGTGAATCTCGTGACCTTATTTCCCGCGAAAAAACTGCGCGTAAAGTGTACCGACCGTCCAGTACACTGCCTGACCCCGACCCAATCCCCGGTATGACGCACCGCTGGATTGCGACACACGTCCTAGGGCAATCTGACCCTACCAATGTGTCGCGTAAATTGCGTGACGGATGGGAACCGTGCAAGGCAGTGGATTACCCTGAGATGATGCTAACCGGCAATGAAAAGACAGGCAACATCGAAATCGGAGGGCTGATGCTTTGCAAACAGCCAACTGAAAACGTAGAAGCTATGGCTGAGTACTACAACGGACAAGCACAGCAACAGATGGACTCGGTAGACAATAGCTTCTTGCGTCAGAATGACCCGCGCATGCCGTTGTTTTCGGAAAGAAAATCCAGTTCAACGCGTGGCGGTTTTGGTCTCGGTCTTAAATAAATAGGAGTTTTTCATGGCATATCCTGTCGTATCAGCTCCGTACGGACTGTTGCCGCAGAACCTTATTGGCGGTCAAGTATTTGCAGGTTCCACCCGCATGTACAACATCCAGTACGGTTACGCGACCAGCATCTTCTACGGTGATTTCGTTGTTCTATCCCGTGGCTTTGCCACACGCGCCTCGGTTTCTACTGGCACTGGTCTGAACCAGACCGTCGGTATTTTCTTGGGTTGCACCTACACCAACCCCACAACTAAGCAAAAGTTGTTCTCCCAGTATTGGCCCGCAAGCACCGCCGCCGGTGATTGCCAAGCCTATATCTTGGATGACCCTGATGCCGTGTTCAAGGCGGTTGTTTGCAGTTCTGGTACTACCGTTTCTTCCGGCGCTATGGCGATGATTGGCACTAACTTGTCAGCCATCAACAACACCGGTAGCGTAAACACCGGTAACTCGGCTAACGCTGTTCTGGCTCCTTCGGCTACTCCTGTTACCACTACTCTGCCCTTGCGCATGGTTGGTCTGGTTATGGAAACCGCAGTGAACTTGGGTACTGCTACTTTCAGTTCGGGCACTACCACCCTGACCGTCAGTGCTCTGCCTTACGCATTGCCAGTTGGTACGGACGTTTCTGTTTTGACCACCAGTGGTCAAGTTGCACAGACCGGTTCTTTTGTGGCTACCGCAGCAGCCGCTGGCGACACATCCGTTGTGTTGAACCAAGCCGCTACGTTCACACTGAACTCGGGCGTGTACGGTTCGACCGTTGTCTTCACCCAGTATCCTGAAATCTTGGTCAAGTTGAACCAAGGTCTGCACGGCTACTACTCTGCCACCGGCGCATAAGGAGTTAAATCATGGCTATTTCACGCGCACAACTATTGAAGGAACTCCTTCCCGGCCTGAATGCTCTGTATGGACTCGAGTACGCTCGTTACGGCGAAGAGCACAAGGAAATCTACGAGACCGAGAAATCGGAGCGTAGTTTTGAAGAAGAAACCAAACTCGCTGGATTCGGTGCTGCACCGGTGAAGAACGAGGGCCAAGCCATTGCTTATGACAATGCGCAGGAAGCCTTCACTTCCCGCTACAACCACGAGACCATCGCTTTGGGCTTCTCCATCACCGAAGAGGCAGTGGAAGACAACCTGTACGACAGTCTGTCTGCCCGCTACACCAAGGCTCTGGCACGCGGTATGGCGTACACCAAGCAGGTTAAAGCCGCTGCTGTTATCAACAACGGTTTCTCTGCCAACTACATTGGTGGCGATGGCGTTTCGTTGTTCAGCACTGCTCACCCGCTGGTCAACGGTGGAACCAACAGCAACCGCCCCGCCACTGGCGCTGATTTGAACGAGACTTCTTTGGAAGCCGCCGTTATCCAAATCGCCGCTTGGACGGACGAGAAGGGTCTGTTGATTGCCGCCAAGCCCCGCAAGCTAATCGTTCCCCCGTCACTAATGTTCGTTGCTACTCGTCTGTTGGAAACCAGCCTCCGCGTTGGCACTACCGACAACGACATCAACGCGCTGAAGAACAATGGTTCGATTCCTGAAGGCTACACTGTCAACCACTTCTTGACAGACTCCAACGGTTGGTATCTGACCACTGACGTGCCTAACGGTCTGAAGCACTTCGTTCGTACGCCTATGGCTACTTCGATGGACGGCGACTTCGACACCGGCAACGTGCGTTACAAAGCCCGCGAGCGTTACTCGTTCGGCTGGTCTGACCCACTGGGAATCTTTGGTTCTCCCGGTTCGTCCTAAAAATAGGGGCTTGTCCCCTTATTTGGAGCCCCCCACGAGGGGGCTTTTTTACGTCTAAAAACTGTCACAGACGCCGTGGTAGGATGGCTTGCAGCGCGGTGCTGCAACTATTTTTTGGAGTTAAAAATGCTGTTTACTGTATCTGTTGAGTTGGCCGATGGCGGCTTTTTTGAGTACTCTACCGAGTCCATCTTGAAGTTTTTGCAGACTACACAGATGCTGGGTAACACCGACATTGAAGAAGTGGAAGACGAGGACGACGAGTTTGAAGCGTTTGCTGATTGTTTCACCGAAGGCGAAGACTATGAGTACGACCATGATGCTGGCTGCTATTGCTGGTACGATGAAGAGTACGATGCATGGTATTGGTTGGACGAAGACACCAACGAATGGCTCTTGGTAGAAGACGACGAAGCCGACTGGGGCGACGTTGAAGAAGATGAAGAAGATGAAGAAGATGAAGAAGAGGAAGAGCTTGAAGCGGCTTAATCCGCGCTGGGTTCTACAGGGGGCTTCGGCCCCCTTTTTGTTTCTTGTTCATTGTGGTGATGTATGCGGTGGCAGTTGGCACAGAGGGGTATGCACTGCTTCACTTCTTCATAAGCCCGCTTGTACCGGCCCCCGGCTATAAGCTCGTTGACGCTGTATTTTTTAGGCCCAACATGATGAAAGTCGATTGCTGCGGGGTGAGAGAACCCGCACTTGGTGCAGGACTGCTTCGCCTTAAATTCCGCCCACTCCTGCTTTTTTTGTTTCCTAGACTTTTTTGAAGACGCCTGCACAACTTCCTTGTTTTTCTGGTAATGGGTCGCCGAGTACTCTTTGTGCTTGGCTTTGCGAACAACTAGGTCTTTGTACGGCATGCTGTTGACGCGCCTTAAAAATAGTGTATATTGCAGCTATCCGGGACTTCCGGTGCACTGGACTGCCCCGGCAGACGACATACCGACCAGTGTACCTAACTTGTATGTAAGGACTTATCATGGGATTCGCAACACACCTTGGCCCTTGGCTCTTGGGCACGGTCAAAAACACCACCGGTACTACCGCTGGAACCATCCAAAACACCGGCACTACCAACGTCACCCAAACGGGCACGATGACGGTTAGCACTACGACTGCTACCACCTTTGCAGTCATCCCCGCAGGCGCACAGATTACCAATATCTTCTGCGACATCACCACTGCGTTCTCGGGCACGACCGGTAACACCATCACCGTTCAAACGGCTGGCGGAACTACTCTGGCTACAGTGGGCGGAGCTACTACTACTCCTCTGGCTATTGGGCGTGCAACCACCACTTTGTCGGGCACAAACATGGCTACCATCTTGAACGTAGGCACGACTGACCTGATTCTTCAAGTCATCTACGCTTGCGCAGGAACTGCTAGCGGCGGTGCGGCACAGATTACCGTGCAGTACGCAGTCAAAGACTCCAGCGGCAACAGCGCTCCTCCTGCTATCCAGCAGTAATTAGTCTCGGGGGCTTCGGCCCCCGTTTTACAGGAGATTAGTTATGACAATGCAGTATGACGTTAAGTCAGCCTATGCAGGAACACTGCCTGCACAGCTATACACCGGCAGAACTCGGTTGAAGTCTATT